CACTATTATCTGGTTTCGACAACCTATTTTTATTTCACCGTAGGAAATACCTTCATCTATTATTCTTTCGTACTGAAAACCATGATCTTTCAGATAGTTTTCAAGTTTTTCCATTTCTGTCATTCATTGACCTCCGACCAATGTGTCCCGTACCGGTCAATGATGACCTTGAAGTCTTCCAGATCATGCGGCTTCACATACGGTTCACCAGAATTTTCATTGAAACCGATGTGCAGCAGCTCATGGAACAACAGGATCCGGATCTGATCATCCGTGAAATCCTCCACATTCGGTTCAAAAACTGTGATGGTGAAATCACAAGGAATTCCCCATTTGTACTTTTCAGAAACCTTTTCGCACTGGCCGAAGATCAGCTTTCCGGCCTTCTTCTTTTCATCCTCCGAAGCCAGGAAGATGATTGTCAGTCCGGATTCCTTCAGCTCATTCAGTTCAGGTTCCGTTTCGATCAGTTCGTGTCCGATCTCTGTATAATCGTCAGATATGATTCTTCTATCCATTTATTCAACCTCCGTCAAATCAAATTTCGTCTTGCCTTCTTTCAGCCAGACTTCTAATTTCAGGCAGTCACCATCAATCCGAATGTCCGGATTGATGGCTTCAACCTCACAATTCAGGAACCGTTCGGCATCATGCAGCCATTCCGGATCCGTGTTCAAAATCACGATTTCAACCTTTGCACCTGGTTTCTTCTTTGTGATCAAGTCTTTCAGTGTCATCCGTGATCACCACCGAATCCGTGCTTTTCTCCCATCATCGGGCTTCCGCAGTTCGGACAGAACCAACTATCGTTCAAAAATGGCTGATGATGGTGACATTGATCACATTCCTGTGTGCTTTCACCTGGGAAAAGATCATCTGAATGGATGATCCACTTTCCAGGGATTTTTTCCATTCCCAATTTAGTCAGCTTTTCTGATGATTCCACGATGCTTTTCATTGACTGATCCAATTTGTTCAACACTTCAACCATTGCGAACAACTGTCCAAGATCTGAAGCCTTGAATGATTCTGACAATTCAGCAATGATGTTTTCTGCTTCATTTTCTAAAGGATTTTTTTCCATTTTTATTTCCTCCCGACATTCTCCCAGTACGGATCCAGCTTTGCGCCTTTGGTGAAGTAAATGTCACGGATGTCCGTGATGTTCTTTGCTTTTTCGATTTCCGCTGCATGGATATCTTCATAGATTCCCAGTTCCTGAACAACTGACCGTCCAGGCTCCTGATCCGGTCTGATCTTGAAGCACTTTCGCACTTCGTCATATACGGTCATTCTTTTCATCGTTTACACCTCCACAGAAGAATAAATCTGTTTGTTTTCGGTTTCATAACTCTTCTTTCTGGGTGAACCATGCACGAAATCGAAGATTGCCTTTTCAATCGCCAGAACCGCTTTTGCCCTGGAATCCCTGGTCTTGAAATGGATCCGTTTTCCGATCAGATCATTCCGAAGGACGATGGCTGCCGTTTCGGATTTCTTATCATAGAACCCAGAATGAACAATTTCAGTGAATCGTTTCAGATCATCGGCATTCACTCCACTGACCAAAGCGAAAAACAATGGTGTCATGAATCCACCGCTGGAAAGATTCAGTTCTTTGTGCGTCTTTCCGGCTGTCATTTTTCGAATTGTGGTGATCTCTTCCTGATGCTCTGATACGAAGTCCATAATTTCATTATCAGAAAATGTGCTTTGGCTCCGCTTGATCTGGAAGATCAGCTTCACCATTGCGACCACTGTGTTTGTGGACACATACTTGTCCACACCGGCCATCTGTAATGTGTGCCATGTTTGCCGCAGCATTCCGCGATCATAAAGGATTGTTTCTTCCTTCGGAACTCCCGTGACAATCAGGACTTTCACAACCACACCGCTTTTCACGATGGCGGACAATCTGTGCTGGCCGTTGACCAGATTCCCGTTTTCATCAAAAACAATCGCTTCGCCGTTTGCATACCACCGGCCCGAAGTCATGTCTTCGGCAAATGATGCGACCTTTGTTTCATTGATAGATCTGTTTGATACATTCTTTTCCAGCCACTTCGCTGCCATTTCAGGTGTAACATCCACCCATTTTGCTTCTTTTTTCATCACTCACACGCTCCTTTTACACTGCTTTCTTCACCAGCTGCAACTTGCAGCTATTAAAAAATAATCCGATGGTTTCATCTGCCGAAATATCTGTGTACAATGACACCATATCGGCAGATTCCCAGTTCACAATGTCCTGGATGACATTTGTCGGCACATTCTGCCGCGCCAGCATTGTTGTGAAGAAATGCCGCATCGCGTGCCAGTAGAAATCTTTCCCCAGGAATTCCGTGAATTCATCTTTCCAGTAATCCATCGCTTCAATCTTCATTTGTTGTTCCGGATGCCTGGATGATGGGAACAGCCATTCACTGTCGATTCCCTTCTTCTCCCGATCCTTCAACCACAATTCAAGATATGGTTCAAATTTATCCTTCAGGATATACAGATGGATCTGTTTTCCTTTGGATCCGCGACCTTTGGTCTTCACCTTTTCGTCAGTCTTCCATAATTGATCAAACAGGACGTTTTCTTCCCGGAAGAATGACACCTTGAATCGCGGGATCTCTGACTTACGTCTTCCGGAATACATCGCCAGTGCCAGAACAGCCGCCTTCTTGTATTCATGCCGTTCGACCAGGTGATCCAGAAGCCGCTGCAGCTCTTCTTCTGAAAACACCGACTTTTCCCAGACCGTAGCCTTTGCCGGTGATTCGATCTTGTGGATAATGTTCCGAAAATTCGGATATTCTGCATCAAGGATGTTTTCAATGTAATTCGAAAACGATGACAGAACCGACTTCACAGTTCTGATCCTCGATGAAGACCATTTCCACACATTCAGTGCATGATTCTGGAACCGGACGAAATCGCGCTTCGTGATATCTGTGAACCGCTTATTTTCATTCTGTTCCAGGTTATACACCAGGAAGATCTGCAAATCGCTTTTGTACTGTTTGATGGTGCTTTCCGATCTATCCACAGAATGCAGATAGGCGATGAAATCATCCATCAGGTTTTTGTTTTCCGGAAGGATCCGGGACAATGATTCTTCATTTGTGATATTGTTATGTTCTGTAAATCTGGACATTCAATCACTCCTTTCTATGTTTTTTTCATATTCATCACCACCTTTCAGGCTCTTGCCCCTTTGATATTTTGGTTTAATTCATCGATTCTTTCTGGCTCCGATCAGTTTGATCCGTGCCTTTTTCATGCTCTTCAATTCCATTCCGGAAACCTTCGGCCATCTTTTCACCGATGGCCTTCAGTTCCCGGTTCCTCTTCTTCCTCTGGTGCTTTGCCAGGCTCTTCTTTTTGTGCTTCGCCATGATCATCTTCCCTTCTTGATAAATACCCGGCTTTTCTTGCCGTCCACCTTCTTGCCCATAATATCGACCTTATATGTCTTCTTGACTTGCTTCGAAAATTCGATGTTCGACAGTGGCGTGAAACTGTTTGCCAGGCAGAACGCCTGATATTTTCGATATACTCCCGCAGTGGTCTGGTTTTCGATCTCCGGTTCCTCTTCCTTGAAGAACAGCAGCACCGGATTGTTGTTTTCTTCATATTCATCCATCTTCTGCTGCATTTCTTCGCTGATGGTGAACTTCCGGTTCTTCAGGACGTTCTTCAGGCCCTGGATCCCGATCCGGATCAGATATTCCATGCACTCCGGTTCCCGCAGCTTATACTTGATATAGGGATCAAAATTCGGATCATTCGCTGAAAACTCCGCTTTGAAGGGAACAATGATCAACCTGGACTTCACGGCCCCGGACTTGTCCTTGATGCGCGGAATGTCATTCGCAGAAAATAAAGGCTTTGCATAACTGTTGAAATCAAACGGATCCTTGCCCTTCTTCTCCACATTCACCCGATCACCGGATGTCAGTTTCCGGAAGATGGCCGGATTCGGAATGAATTCATCCCCGATGTCATCCCCGATGATGGCCAGTTTGCCGAAGATCTCCGAAGTCTTGAACCGATCACCCAGTTCCTTCAGATCCAGGGCCACTGTGTTTTCATCGCCCAGCATGGTCTTGATCATGTCCAGATAGGTTGATTTTCCCGCTGCCGCCAGTCCGGTGAAGATGAATGCCTTCCGCAGCTCATTCCGCCGATACATGACATATCCAGCCACTTCTTCCAGCAGCTCACGCGTATAGGAATCATGACAGGCCAGATTGTTCAGCACATTGTCTGCAATTTCGGAATATGCAGCGGGATTATAATTGAAATTGATCTTATTAGTGACCACCAGATCAGGGCTGAACGGCTGCAGCTGATCCGTTTCGATGTCATACACGCCGTTCTGAAATGCGATATATCTGGCATCAGATGGTTTTGTGTTCTTCAGGATCAGAACATCCAGATATGACATCACTTCTTTTCTTTTTGCCTGGGAAAGTCCCGGAAGACACCGGATCATTTCATTTTCAATGAACTTCGTCTCTGGGACATAAACGCCTTCTGAATAGATATGAAGCTGACTGTGCAGCTTTATGATGTGACAGTTTGAAACCATGTAATGCGCGAACTTATCGAACAGAAACGCGCCCTTTTTGTTGAAAAAGACCGGCTTTGAAAACGCATCATCACGAAGGATGGTTTCCAGTTCCTGATCCGGAAGTGGTGTCTTCAGCACAAACTGATTGATCAGTGTGATGCACTTCCGGCATTCTTCAATGTTGAAATCGTGTGACTGCAGCGTCAGGATGTAATTGAACAGGGCCTGATTGCGACCATCGCCTTCTTCCATCGACAGAAAATCCATCCGACTTCTGACCGGCAGAAAATACTTCGGAACTTCCTGATACTCTTCATCATCGAACTTGTCGTATAATATGGGCCGTTCTTTTCCGTCAAATTTCAACACTTCCAGGCTGTTTCTGTGTCCGACCTTGATGTCCGCAATGATGCCACAAGCCAGATATTTCTTTGTTTTGCAAACGGCCTGGATCGGCTGACCATCCGGGCCGAAGTTTTTGAAAACAAAATGCTTTCCTTTTGTAGTTTCATAAACGCGGCAGATCAGTTCTTCCTTTTCCACGATCTTCATCATTTTTTCAGATGCTTCGAAATCATCGATGTCGATCAAAATGGCATTATCCGCCAGAACTCCGGCATATTCCTGAAGGTTCTTTGCCTGGTCATATGTCAGAAGCTGGTCTGTCGGAACATCTTTGAATGGCATCAGGCTTTTTTTATTCTTTGTTTTTACATATCCTCTAAAAAAGTCCATACTGACCACCTACCCCGTATTGTTCTAATCTTGTCCACGCAAGATCGATATACCACTGTTTGTTCAATCGTTCGTTCACTTTTGCATCGGTGACATCCCCGTTTTCGATGAAGCTGTGATCCGAAGTGTTCGCCATCTTATCCCTTCGGCCATTTCCCTTCACCTTGTACACAGTTCCGTCATCCAGACGATTCGATGCGAAGATCCTGAAGCACTTATTTCCGAACCGCTGATTGTTCCATTCCACAAAATCATAGCTTCCGCCGCGTTTGCAGACCTTCTGAAACATGATCATGTCATTGCAGCCGTTGATTGTGGTTTCCGGTGCGATATCATGCAGCATATAATCCACCAGGGCTTTGTTCAGGATCGGAAGATCGTTATCCAGCGGATTCAGTTCCTTCACATAGGCCCCTTTGCATTCGATTTTCCCGTCAAACTGGCGGAAGATATAATTATTCACATCCTTCTGCCAGATTTCTTCGATGTAATCAAAACCCAGCACCATATCACAGCGGGATTCCCATTCATAGCAAATATCATCCAGCAATTCGAAATCCGCCTTCCGGATCTTGATGATCAGACCGTCCGTGTTGCTCTGGATCAGTTCGAATGATGGAATCACTTCCAGCTTCTCCACCAGATCGATCAGCATCAACTGACCGTTGATTGTGACCATGTGGGCATTCCTGGGATCATAGGCCGGATTCGTTTTGTCATCCATGATGCCGAAGGTTCCGTTGATAACGATCTTATATGGTGCTTGTTCCTTCTTCTTGCCTTCGTGTTTCAGTTTCATTCTGTGTTCGAAGATCCCCCGGAACAGTTCCGGATGCCTTGCAGAACGTGTCAGAAGATCGTGAAAGATCATCAATCGCGGATAGAAGGATTCCACATCCACATGAAGCATCAGATGGTCACTGTCGCATTTGTAGTGGTATTTCTTCCGCGCCCCGTGAACTCCACCCAGGCCGAAGTCATGCTGCACCCCCGCCACTTCGTGACTGAATTCAAGATCCCGTGTGTGACTGAACGGATTCAGGAATGTCGTGCGGATGATGTCATATTTCCCCATATTGATGCACGGTAAAACTGAAATATCCCATTCATCCCCGAAATCCGTTCTGTCGCAACCCAGAATGGCAGCGGAAATCTGTGCTTTTGTTTTATTCAGATATGACAGCGGGAACCCGTATTCCTTCACCAGCCACAGGATTGCATCGAAATCTGACTTTGTTTCTGCGAAGACGTTCATGGTTTCCAGTACGTCATTCTTGCAGTAAACCGCCATTTCCTCCGCTTCTTCCTTCTTCAGTGGCCGCTGGATGTCGAATGAAACCCCTGATTCATGGATATTATGTCCCTGGAAGCCTTCCAGTTCCTTCAGGCTCCGGTCTTTTCTGGTCATGGTGTCGTAATTGATCAGGAACACTTTTTTGAATAAATCGGAATATGACCACCCAGGCTTTTCTTCATAAATGATGTGACAGTTTATGTCCCAGGGATCGAATCCACAGATAATGCCCTTCAGGATGTACTGGTCATAATGCCTGGAATTGTATCCAACCCACACATCATGCTTGTGTTCCTCATAGAACTTGATCAGGGCCGGATCGTCATTGCATATCGTGCGAACGATTCCCAACCAGGGAATGATCAGAACCACAAGCCAGTCATGCTTTGTGACTTCGAAATCGTAGAAAATCAGTGTGGTGATCTGATCATTCCCTGTGTCGGTGTTACTCATAGACTTCTTCGATGGTGATGGCGTTGAATGCGTCCGGTTCATACTTCACATCGTATTCCAGACTTGAAACGTCCGAAGCGATGTCAAGGATCAGATCTGCGAACTGATCATAATCTTCGAAGATGATGGGCGGAATGTCATCTGACGGTTCCAGTGTATCCAGCCAGCCGATGACGTTCTTCATTAACTTGCCCATGTTCCATGAATCGTCTGTCCGATCCGTATAAAGCACCTTATTCATGAACAGATGGCAATTCTTGTGGGGATTATCAATGATCTTGAAATCCACCTTCAGAATAGGCGCACCGGCGTTTTTTCCGCTTTTAACTGCTCCAACTTCCATCTTCACCAGCTTCACACGATAGTTTCCGGCTTCGATTTCCGGAAAATCACCAGTTCCGTTGTCCTTTGCAGCAGCTTCCATCTGCTTATTGATCTGATTCAGATCGACCTTCTTGTTGAAATTGTCAAACTTACCCATTTTTAGTTCCTCCTTCTCCGGCGGGATACCGGCTTTTCTTCACTCACATTGTTATCTTCAGCCTGTGTTTCAGGTTCAGACATGAAACCTTCTTCTTTTGCCTTCCTGGACTTCCGTTTCGGAAGTTCTTCCAGCTCCGGCATCTTTACATGATCAGAATCAAACGGGACTTCTGTCACTCCTTCGGGGACGTTTTCAAGTCCGGCATTTGCGACTTTTTCAGCGTTCCGTTCCAGGACGGCTTTTCTTTCGGGATCGTCCCGAAGTCTTTTGCGTTCTCTTCGGCCAGTTTTTTCGGCCACTTCTTCATTGCTTCGATCACTTTCGGATCCTCCAGAATTATCTTCGGGATCGGGATCCACGCTTGCTGTGGATACTTCATCCGCAGCTTCTTCAGCTGCTTCCACCTGGGTTTCCTCATTGCGCTTGCCCCTCCTGGGCTTCTTTGAAACATACTTTGCGACTGCCGCATCCTCTTCCGGTTTTACTTCGGAAAAATCCCCGATTTCGTAATATTCGCGGATCTTCCTGTCCACATACCACAGATCATTGTCGATTGTGGCATTCGGGAACATCCCCATCGGTGACTTCACGGTGTCGAATCCGCTTGACTGTGTGCTGAAGGTATAAATCCCATCACTGACCTGTGCTTTCAGAACGATGGTGAACATCCCTTCAATGGTGATCTTTTCATCCAGCAGCTTGCCGATGGTCTTGATCTTCTCATTTCCATTCTGATCACGTTCGATATGTGCCAGAATGTACACTGTCACATCCTTCGGAAGCTCCTTGATGGTCTGGATCAGCGTCCAGAACTTCTGTGCAATCTCTGTGAACTTATCAAAGCCACGTTCACCGGCCCGGCGCATGAACTCATTCGCCATCAGATACTGTGCATCATCGATCACGATGATCTTCTTTTTCGTCAGCTTCATCTGTTTGATGATCTCCGGATAATTGTCTGTGCTGATCGATTCCATGTGATTTTTGAATGGCAGCGGCTTGTCTGCCACGTTAATCACAAGGATCTGGTCTTCAGGAACTTTCCGGAGTGATGCCGACTTCCCTTTCCCGGATTCACCCAGGATCAGTGCTGCAACACCCATTGTTTAATCCTCCTTTTCTGGATAAAATAGATCGCATTTCAGCTGTGTGCTGAATGCGGATAATACACTTTCAAGCCAGTCCGGTGCAGCGGGAATCATTTCCTGTGCCATCTGCAGACTGCAATCACTGGCCCGTTCGTACTGCTCCAAAGTCAATGTGACGGAATCGTGGAAGGTTTCCTTCTCACCCAGTACATCAAACAATTCATCAAATGCTGAATCCATGACACCGGAAGCAATCAACCGGAAATCAGGATCATGTGTCTTTGCCAGGATCTTCTGGCGGACTTCCTTCACGCAGCGTTCCCAAAGATCACGATTTATCATCCCCATCAACCCCCTTTTCCAAGAACCGTGCTGACCACATATCAGCCCAGTGCAACAGCAGAAGCAGCTGCGTTTCATGCTTCGGAATGACAGCGGCCCCGCCTGTTTCCCGGTCATAAAGGCCGTCATGGTACATGATTGCATATTCCTCTTCTGGTGTCAGATCCATGAACCGGTTAATGATGATTACAGATCTGAACGCATGGGGAATGTTCGGCAGATCTTTGTTTCTCTCCCAGGGTTTCTTTTCTGATCGTTTGCCCGTTGTCTTCAGGATGTTTTCTGAATAGAACGGCAGACCGTAGTCCCCGCATTTCCCCAGATCATGCAGCAGCGCACAGATCGTGACTGAATTCTTGTTTTCGTTCCACCACTTCTTCCCCAGCAATGCCACGGCAATCGAACGCGCACAGTCCATAACATTCAGGGAATGTTTCGCCAGACCGCCTTCATCACAGCTGTGATACTGACTTGATGCCGGTGCTGTGTAATATCCGGAATGCTCCATGTACTCACACAGATCTTCGATCCCTTCGCGTTTTGTGTCCTTCAACAGTTTTTCGATTTCTTCCTTCATTTCGCTTCACCTCCTTCTTCATCAACAAAATTCAGATCAATTTCACCATTTTCTAATCTGTGACGTTGTTCATCCATCGCTTCATACTCTTCGACCACCTGTTTCGCATGTTTCAGCGTGCAACAGTTCTTCAGATCCTGATCATCTTGCATCACGAAATATTCAGTGTGATCCCACGTTCCCGGATAACCGTTCGCGTGTGGAACATGAACTAATCGACTTTCGATGGCATACAGACCACCGTTTTCGTATCTGATGACCGTTCCGTCTTTGTTGACGGTTTTACCAGTCCGCTTCCAGGCTCCCATTCGCTTCACCTCCTTTATATCCATTAACGAAATTTATGTTCAAAATTTATTTCAGTTCTATCGGCAGCAGCGGACTGATCACTTTTCCGCGTTTCAGCCGTTCAACAATGTTCACCAACTGATCAAACCCTGAAGGATAAACAATGTATGCACACCCACCGGCCTTCCGGATCTTTTCAACATGATGGATCTGCAACGCGGACGGATGTCCGGTCTGGCTCTTCACTTCGATCCCCAGGAACTCACCACCGACACAAGCCAGGATGTCAGGGATCCCGGACGGCGTGTTCCTGTTTGCAAAAAATTTCACATACCATGCGCCATTTTCATCAAGCATCTTCTTGATCTTCTCTTCAAATCTCTTTTCCGGCCCCACGCTTACCACCTCCGCGGATGTGCTGCTCTGCACTCTTCCAGGCGAATTCCGTTGCTGCACCACAGCCCCAGGATCATTGCCCATGCGATTTGCCACACGCCCTGTCCGAAAGTAACCAGATCCGTTTCCATCGCTCCGGCAGTCCCGAACAGAAGAATGGCAGCCAGAAAACATCCGACAACATAAATCCGTTCTTTCCGTGTGATTTCGATTTTATAGATTTCCATCTGTTCCTTCCTCCCGTTCAAATAGTGCTTCCGTGTAATCCCGGCGCATCGCCAGTGTTCTGTAAATCTTTTGTTCCACGGATCCAGTGCATACCATCTGATAATAGAAACAAGTCTTGTCCTGACCGATCCGGTGCGTTCTCTTCTTCGATTGCTCAAACAATTCAGATGACAGTGGTGGGCTGAAATATACAATCCGATTCGCGATCTGCAGATTCAGGCCCATCGCACCCGCCTGGTATTGAATGAATAAAACTGCGCCTTCCGTGTTCAGGACTTCCGGATTCTTCTGTGATCCGTTTACCACTCCGAACGGCCTTTCATTTTTCCCGGCAATTTCCATCAGTTTGTCCAGTTCCAGGTTGAAGTTATAGAAGACCACAAGCCTGTCATTTGTACTGTTCAGGATGTCTTCAAATGCTTCGATCTTTGCCGCAGAATATGCCCCGCATAGCTGGCGTTCATAAAGCATCTTTGTCAGTGTGGTATCCCCGACCAGCTCCCGGCCTTCGACCTCAACGATCCGTTCATCCTTAAAAACCTTGTAAATGTCAGATGATGGAACCTTGATGTTTTGGAAGATCTGTTCCGGAAGATCCATGACTTCTTCTGTCTTCAGGAACTGGCAGCCATATTCCCGCATCTTTCGCTTCAGGCGTTCTTCATTCTTATATCCGGTTATTTTTCGCACCGGGAACCCGTTTTCCTTGTCCCAGTAGAAATCCACGAACTGATTGAAGAACATTTCTTCGCTGATCTTCCAGCCCAGCATCTTCATCTGTGTCCACAATCCTTCATATTTACCGGAACATGGTGTCCCGGACAGAAGGATCAGATTCTGAAATGTCATTTCCATGACGGCCTTCGTCCTCTTTGCCTGTGGATTCTGAATCAGTGAAGATTCGTCCAGGATCAGTGTGAAGTCTGTCAGCGTCTTCAGTTCCGGTCTTCGGAAGATCAGATCATAATTGATCACGCCCCATGCCGGTTCCAGTTTCGGATCCTTGATTACCTGATCACAGTGATCCAGGAACATCTTCATCCCGATCTTCTCCGTCAGATCGTAGACGAACGATCTAACATATGAATGATAGGTTTTGATGTGATCCTTCCAGTCTTCAATCTTCGACTTCTGGCAGACGATCAGATTGACCGGCGCATTCATTTCTTCGGCTTCGGACGCGCCTTCTTCGGTTTTCCCCAGGCCCATGTCCCAGTAGAATGCAACCCGCGTCCGGCCTTTTGCCAGTTCAAGCCCCTTTTTCTGATGATCGAACAGTTCCATCTGCAGCACCTCCGTTGATTTTGTCGATGATCTGGAACACTGCCGGATGTGTCTTCCTGGTCAGAATGATCTTTGTCAGATCGACTTCGTTTCCATTTAGATCAATATTCCTGATCATCATTACACCCCCGATCCATCTTCAGGCGAACAGTTCACATTTCCTTGAACCTTCTGGGGAAAAAAAATTCTAATGAATTTTTCTGAACCTATCGGAATTCGCAATGCGGCTGCGAAATTATCGATATCAACCCCAGTGATCGACTTCGGATTTTCCAGTTTGTTGTCTAATGTCTGCCGTGACATATTACATTTTCGCGCCAATTCAGCCTTCGGCACACCCAGTTCCTGAATTTCCCTGGTCAATAGACTAACGTCAACCATCTTGTCTTTCCTCCTTCCACTTCGTTTTTCGGTTCATCTTTCCTTGAACCATGTTCATAATAATCCAAACCCGAAACATTGTCAACAACTTTTTTTACACATCAGTCTATATTTTTTGAACTTTTTATGATACAATCCCATTAACTCCCACAGGAAAGAAGGTGAAGCAATGACAACTCCGAAAATAATCAAGAAAAGAAGGCAAGAATTGAATATGACACAGGAAGAACTTGCAAAAAAGATGGGACTGCAAGGAAAATCCAGTGTTGCAAACATGGAAAAACCTGATGCGAAAATATCACTGAAAACTATTCTGAAACTGACAGGCCCACTGCAATGCACTGAAGCATATCTTCTGGGCATGACATCCGATCCGGACTGTGCGACAATCGATCTGGTTTTCCCAAAAGATCCTTCAGGTTTTGAAGTATGGCCAAAAGAAGAAAAGAAGCTGCCGAAAATTCACGGCGGACAGACCAAAACTGTCAAGATTTCCGTTCCGGATGAAAAAACTGTTGTGGCACAAGCCATCACAGCTGTCGGATCTGGACATGATGTGAAGCCGGAAAAAATTGTAGGCGCACAAATTATCCAAAGACAGAAAAAACAGGATTCATCAAAAGACAAGCTGATCAAGATGATCCTTGATATGGATGAAAAACACATCGATCATATTTTGAAATATGCTGAATTCTTGATGACGAAACCGGAAGGTGGTGAATAAATATGACTGTGGCTTTGTACGTTCGCGTTTCCAGCCAGGAACAGGCAGAATCGGGCTATTCAGTGGGTGAACAGGAAGAACGGCTGAAATCGTACTGCAGCGCAGTCAACTGGGACATTTTCAAGGTGTATGTGGATCCGGGATTCACCGGATCCAATACAAACCGCCCCGGTCTTCAGGAACTTCTGCGTGATGCAGCGGCACATCGATTCAATAAAGTGGTGGTCTATAAACTGGACAGACTGTCCAGATCACAGAAGGACACGCTTGAACTAATCGAAGACCGGTTCCTGAAGAACGACATCGACTTTATTTCCATTTCGGAAAACTTCGACACATCCACACCCTTCGGGCGGGCCATGATCGGGATCCTGGCTGTCTTCGCGCAGCTGGAACGTGAACAGATCAAGGAAAGAATGCAGATGGGAAAAGTGGCCCGCGCAAAAGAAGGAAAATGGTCTGGCGGATCATGTAAACCCATCGGATATGATTACATAGATGGTGAACTGGTGGTCAATCCATATGAAAAAATACAAGTGCAGCGGATCTTCGATCTGGCGAAGTCCGGAAAATCTCCATATCAGATCTATAAACTGATGGGTAACTATAAAACGAAATATGGCCCGTGGAATGATGTTTCTGTCCGGAAGGTGCTGCAATCGAAGACATACTGCGGATTTATAAAATTCAGCGGGAAATGGTACGAAGGGAACCATGAACCGTTCATCAGTCTGGAAGACTGGGAAGAAGTGCAGCGGATGTTCGCAGCACGCACCCAGAAGCGCATGAATCCAGGGAAGGCCACGACATATCTGGGCGGCTTCCTGGTGTGCGCTCATTGTGGCGGGAAATATTCAAAGCACTGCGGACGAAAGAAAACGAAAGCCGGTGTGACATATCCAGCATATCAGTATTATGAATGTAATTCACGGGCCGGAAAATCCAGCCGGATCATCCATGATCCCAACTGCAAAAACAAAATCTGGCGGATGGATGCCCTGGATGAAATGGTCTTCGATCAGATCAGGAAGATCCGGCTGGAAGGATCCGCGCCGACCACATCCAGCACTTCCGATCAGAAACGGATCCTGGAAGCCGAAATCGACAAAATCACGGCCCAGATCGAAAAACTGGTGGATCTGTATTCCTCCGATAAAATCCCGCTGCCGATTCTGAACAAAAAGGTGGAAGCCCTGATGGAAGAACAGACCGGCATCCAGAATGAAATCGATTCGCTTGATCAGGATCGGATGGATCCGGAAGAAGTGCGTCAGCTGATCAACTCATTTGATGACATACTAAAAACAGGATCCTTCGAAGATATCCGAAGCATCCTGGAATCCCTGATCGACCACATCGTGATCGACAATGAAGATATAACTATTTTCTGGCGTTTCTAATGTTATCCCCTATTCAAATCTAAAGTTATCCAGATTTGAATAGGGGATATTTTTCAAAAATCGGCCCGCGAAGCCTTGTAGTTCAAGACTTTTTGAAATTCTCCCGCATAAACACTGGGCGGGAACAGATCGGGAACAGATGGGGAACGCATTTTGAATTCATCTTCCACCCCTTCAATCCCAGTGCTGGCGCGGGATTTCAGACTTCGGGGAACAGATGGAACAGATCAAGTCCGACATATTTATATATTTTATATAATAATATAAAAAATGTACATATTATATATTTTTGCTTTATTTCCTCCAATATATAAGTATATGTGAAGTGTTCCATCTGTTCCATCTGTTCCTTCCCGCATAAACACTGGCTTCGTGAAGGTGGAAGATGCCGAAATCATCTGTTCCCATCTGTTCCCACCTGATCAGGAACGCACGCTTCCGTGTGTTCATCCGGATCCAGAACGCACGCGATGTCTTTTCGTGCGTTTACAAAAAAAGAAACACCCCGACATTTCCAAAGAAATGCCAGGATGCTTCCGGGGATATAAACATGATCCGAAGATCAGGTTCATCATTGTGAATATATGCAATGTCGGTATGGTTCAGGCACTGCATATATTCGGTTCAGGTGTCACCATTCCCAGGTTATGATGACATCAAATAACGGTTTGATGGCGTAAATAATTCAATCTGTTGGTTCGATGATTTTATCTATTGTAACTCCTAAATATTTAGATAACTTTCTTCTTGCATTGAAAATTGTATTTGCTATCACATAGTATATTTCATTTGTTTTCGTATAAACTAATTTATACATTCTTTTTTCTCACTCCTTAACGGTTTGATTGCGTATAATATTTTGTTCAGTAGGTGAGGATTTCCACCGCACATGATAATGATATTGACCAACACCGCTAGAGTTAAACCAAGTCGGTTTGCAGATTCGAACTGCGCTTCACATTATCTCCCTTCGTGTGGAGTGTCTACGTTTTGCACCACTACTGATTTATACCGGTTTGATGGCGTAAATTATACAAGATATACTTCGCTTGAATTATCATTTGTGATCGTCAAAGTCGATGTATTTCCTCCACCTAAAAGCCTTGCCGGATTCGTTCCATCAAGCAGAATGTTATCAACCTTTGAATTATTCACGGATATAACATTCATAATATTCACATTATACAACGGATTAAAGTGAATTCCGTGACTCGTATCAGCACAGATGAAAGCACAATGATCTATGTCGATAACACACGGCGAAGTCATGTATAATTCACTACTTGTATGCGCATAAAACGCGTGTGCGTTTGTAGCGTATGCTTTGAAGACACAGTTTTTAAAAATGCCGTGTCTGCCGCCTGTCTGTCCTGAACCATACGGGATCTGGTTATATGACGGCCACAATGTTGATGCGATAGTGTTTCCATTGTGAATCAGCACACAATTATTCAGCTCATATGTCCGATCTTTCTGATTTCCACCATCGTCATCATGGATGCAATAACGACAATTTGTTGCCGTGATGGTGAGATTTTCAAAGTGATTTTCCCCGTATGTATTCAAAGTTGACAGATATTTGACAAGATTCTGATTACTGATACTATCGGGAATCGTCAACGAAATTGTTACATTTCCGACACCTATCAAGTTTACATAGTCGGGAACTTCCAACCCACGCTTGAACGGAGTCTGATCCTCAATATCTGACAAGTCCAAAACCCCATATAATTCATATGTGCCACTATTCAGATATATGTCATAGACATTATTTTTATTCGCTTTGTTATTTCCTTTTGTGGTGGCGATTCGATGAAGTGTATCGACTAACTCTGTTGCCGTGAATACATTAACCTTGTTATGGGTAACAACTCC